TATTTCCAGAACAGTATGAAATCTCTAATATTTCTAGTTATATAATAGAAGGACTAGTTTCTAAAAGTATATCTTCATTAGAAATACGAAAAAAGATAATAGAATCGGAAAAGGACTTTAATGGTGATTATCAAGAACTGATGAAAAATATATTTGAATATACCTATAAATCAGACGATTTAACAGATAAAGTAAAAAGAAGTCTTTTGATTGATTTAGGAGAATACATGTATAGAGACAATTTCGTGTTGGATCATGAAATCAATTTCTTTTGCTGTATTCTAGCAATAGAAAACTCTATTTGTTCTTAGATTTTTTTCTTTTAGGACCAGTAAAATATTTCTTTGCAATAGCAGGAGAAGCTGGAATAGATGTTTGTGCTGTTGCTAGTTTATTATCTATTGGATGATTATTAAGACCCTTGAAAGCATCAGTATCCACGGGTATTGGTTTACATTGAGCGTAATTATCGTATTTTTCGTATTTATTCGGAACCCCTTGTACTGGTGGTAAATTTACTCCAAAATCTAAAACTTCTACAAGCTCAAAGTCTCCCGGAACTTGAAATTCATTGAATTCAGTAGGTGATTGTAATGAACGTGGATCTGTTTTTAATGTTAAAATAATATTAATAGATCCTGCTAAATCATTTGCATCTTTAGCAGATGCATTTGTGCTGTTACCAGCAATATCATGAATAAAAAAGAATAGATTTGGATTTTCTTCTATTCTACTTCTAAGCCACTGATCAAAGCTAGAATCTTTCTGATATCTTGCTTTATAAAAATCAGAATTAAAAAACTCCTTACGTAGTTTTACTGGAGTATTTGTACGAAATCCACCATTTGAATGATGTGTATGTGCCTTTTCGCACAATGTTTCAAATTTATTAAATTTTTTACTCATATATATTAGGTTTTTGTCATAAATATTTACCATACATGGCTGCTATTTACATAGATAATCTAATAAAACCTAGAGAAATAAATTCTCCTAGTAGTTATCCTTCAAAAGAAACTGTACAAAATAAATTTGTATATACAGATTTAAAATTAGATTTAAAAGAAGCCAAAAATTTAGGAAACGGATTAAATCCTGCTATTTCCAATGATATTGAGGCTTCTTATGACTTAGAGGCAATAAGAAACTCTCTTTATAATATTTTTACAACAAGAAAGGGGCAAAAATTATTAAATCCTCTTTTTGGAGGTTCTTTAGATCAACATTTATTTGAAAATATCACAGAATTTAAAGCTAAAATATTGGGAGACAGCATCGTAGACTCTGTTTCAAGATTTGAAAATAGAGTGCGAGTAGATTCTGTACAAGTAATGCCAATGTATGATGAAAATCAATATTACGTAATATTTAATTATACTATATTAAATATAAAAGATATTAAAAAATTTGAAATATTATTTAATGCAAATAACATAACATTTATATGAGCGATATAGCCCCATTTAACAAAAATTCTTACATTGCCTTTGATGGTGTCAGTATTCGTGACATCATTGTAAATCGTCTTAATCAAGGAAAGGTATTTACCGATCAAAATTATCAAGGATCTAACTTATCTGCTCTTATTGATGTTTTAAGTTATACTTTTAATACTTTATTATATTATTTAAACAAAACTTCTTCGGAGAGTATGTTTTCAGAAGCACAAATATATGAAAACATGAATAGAATAGTAAAGCTTTTGAATTATAGACCCATTGGTAGATTAGGACAAAATGTTCCATTCAGATTGTTTGCAAATTCTAACATACCAAGAGGAAATTATTTTGTTCCTAGATATAGTTATGTAAATGTCGGAGGAACACAATATTCTATAAACAAAGACATGGTATTCTCAAAGTTATTTGATGGAACTGCCGAAATAAATGATGTCAATAATAGCTATCTCTTATATCAAGGAAGTTTCAAAGAATATCCAATATATACAGCATCTGGTATTGATAATGAAGTTTTATTTTTATCATTAGGAGATTCTGTAAAAATAGATCACTTTAATATTTTTGTATATGTAAAAGAAAAAAATTCTGACAAGTGGGATGAATGGACAAACGTTTCTGACATATTTTTATATACATCAACAGACAATGTATATACTACAAGATTCAATCAGAATTTAAGATATGAAATCCAATTTGGAAATGGTATAACAGGAAAAAAAATAAACGAAGGAGATCAAATAGCAGTTTATTATTTACAAATAGATGATACTACTCCTTCTTTGGGACAAGGTGCATTGGATAATTCTAAATTTATTAATTTTAATAGTACTAGATACAATGAAATATTGTCTTCTATTTCTTTTAATTTTAATTCAAAAATAGACACAACACAATTAAATTACATTTCAATTACCAATGATTATCCTTCAAATTCATATACTGATTATGAAAATGTAGATAATATAAGAAACAATGCCCCACAAGCATTTACTGCTCAACAAAGACTTGTTACTGCATTGGACTATGAAGTTTATATGAGATCTAATTTTCCTAATATCATTACAGATAATAGAGTTGTTAGTAACGAAGATTATATGAGAGGCCATATGAGATATTTGTATAACATAGGATTGAATAATCCACAAATTCAAAATCAAGTTTTATTCAATCAAGTTAAATTTTCAAATTCTTGTAATTTCAATAATTTATACATATATACAATACCAAATAATAATTCACAAAACTTTTTATCTCCACCTCAAAAAGAAATAATTATAAATAGCTTGTCACCCAATAAAACAATAGCAGCAAATCCTGTTTTAATAGATCCTATATTTATGAATTTGGATTTTTATATAAAACCTCCATTTGGAAATGCTAGTTTTGATGATCTATCTAATTGCAAATTAAGAATAGTTAAAAGCAAATATACTAGAAGAGCATCTTCTAGTATATTACTAGAAATACAAAATTTATTTAAAAATACCTTTAATCATACCACATCAAAACTAGGAGATTTAATAAACATAAATCAATTAAATTCTGATATATTGAATATGGATGGTGTGGATTATATAGAAACATATAGATCAGATTCTGATACTTCCATTAATGGATTGTCATTAATGATGTGGAATGATTTATATCCTGAATTAGATACTAGGGTATATACACAAAATGTTAAATTAGATTTCTTCCAATATCCTTTATTTTATAACGTAGCAAATATATCTTCTAGAATAGAAATAGTAGAAGATATCGCATCAGTTTCAAAAATATAATTAAATGTCTCTTCCAATTATAATTCCCAATCAAACGTTTTCTTTATCTGCTGGTAATTATGCTGTATACCAGATAGACAGAACAGGTACTACTCCGCTTACTTGGACTATAGTAGGATTGCCAGATGGATTGACTTTTGATTATGTAAATGGTGGATTTTATGGAACTCCTATACAAGCAGGTGTTTTTTATTCCTTTGTTGTTTTACAAAATTCCGAAGGAACAGATTCTTCTGTTGTTGAATTTAAAATAGAAGATGTATATTCAAGTTCTGTAGTTTCCTTTTCTATTTCTCCAAATAAAGGATATGCTAATTCTACTCCTTTTCAATTTGTTCCTATAATAGCAGGATCCCAAAAACCAATTTTACTTACATGGGAATTTGGTGATGGAAGTATATCAAATGAACAAAATCCTATACACATATATAAAGTTCCTGGAAAATATATTGCAAAATTACATGTACACTTTAAAGGAAAGGTTATATCTTATAATACGGAAATATTTGTAAATCTTTTAATAAACGAATCTGTATATTTTGATTTTGTTCCTCCTCCAACATTTTCTGGACATTATAATAGATATCCCTTTAAAGTAAATTTCACATCCTCTAAAAAAGGACCGCATTATATAGATTTAGGAGCACAATTTTCAAGATCATATCAATTACAAGAGGTTGAAAATAAATGGTCATTTTTAAGACCACATTGGAGATTTGTAGATTTGTTGGGAAATGAAATTAGTGCAATAATTCCTAATGAAACTGAAATATATACTACAGATTTAGGTGCAATAAATACACAAGGAACTGGATTATTTTCTGGAGTAACAGGAACTGCGGAGTTCTATTTCATTGACGATATTTATAACTATGATCTATCCGTTAAGGACGATGCATATTCAACAGTAATTGCTACATTAAAGACAAATGAAATAAAATCAATTCATGATGGATTTCATGTCAATAATGATTTGCCAGGATTTTCTAATAGTTTAGCAACTGCTTCTTGTCCGTATATGGTTTTACATAGACCAGTTGATAATGTGAACATAACCGATAATGGAAAAACATATAGTGGATTAAAATTTGAAAATGCTCAACAACCAGTAATAATAAATACAAATTACTTAAAACCATTTCCAGAACCATTTTACTGGAAAGATGATAGTAACGAAGTTGATGTATATTATCCTAGAAAAAATGAATTTTCGCATAATTTTCCATTAGAAAATCAAAATAATGTTACTGTAAATGCAGGAGCAACTGGAATGCGTGTTGATTTTGTCCCATTGCCAACATTTGAATGGAAATATAAAGACAATTTAAAAACACCTGGATATTATAAAGGAAATTTCATAATACAAGACATTTTAACAGCAAATCCTATTCTTACAGCAAGTGCTGACATAACATATCCTCCACTTTCTACACAACATCATAGTCCTATTTTATGGATATCAAATCCAGAAGCGGGATTGATGACTACTGCTCAGTATATTTTCAGAGACTCTCTTTCTGCTGCGTTTGACACTCCTAACATGAAAATAGCAGTTGTTAATAATTTCAACATGCCGATAATAAGGAAAGTTGATTTCACTACAGATGCAATGGCCATTACTGGATTTCATGGTATTAACAGCATAGCAGCATTGCCATTACCAGCTTATCATGCATGGGCATTAGACTCAGAATTGAATTACCTTTATAGATTAACAACAAAGGGAACTATTTTATGTGCTATTGACATAAATCAAATTATAAGAGATAATAGTTTAGGATTTTTAACAAATGAATATGCTTCACCAGCATCTATCGTGTTGGATGGTAAACAAAACATTTGGATGACTCTTTATGATACGGTATCTACTTTAAAATTTGATAGATTTGGAAACTTTTTGTTTGCAACTACACCTTTAAGCAGTACGGGATACATATTCCCTCCAGCACCTAATATTGAAGGTCCTTGGTATGCTCAAAATTCATACTATGATTATGATGAATCTGAACAATATGATTGGAATACTGTAAATAATAAAGATGTAAATTTTGTAGAACCTACATACATAGATTCAGATACAAAAAACAATGTCTGGGTATCATATTCTCATTATGCTAGTGGATATTTAGTTAAATACGATTCTAATGGAGGTCTTATATATTCACACACATACCCAGTATGTTCTTGTCCTCAATCAATAGCAATTGATGCTGATGATAATGTTTGGATTGCTCTTTCTAATAATATATGGAGTTCTAGAGAATGTACATTAGAAAAGAGATCCTCTACTGGTACATTGTTAAGTTCATTCTACCCTATTATGGGTTTAAATCATTTAACTCTTGATTGGGATCAAAATATTTGGTTTACATTTAGCTATAGTCATATAGGGAATATAAACACAAAGTCTGGAAGTATATTTGTTACTGATTTGTCTGGAACAGGAGTCACTAAAAATGCCTCTGATTGGTTCGATCCTTCTGATAATACCGATGAAACCGCTTTAGAGGGTATTGGATGCGATTTAAAAGGAAGAGTATATGTTATAAATTCTATAGAGAATCAAGTGTATGTTTTAGACACAAGAACTAAGAAATTTTTAAATAAATTTTATGTGAATCCTCAAGGATTCACGTTTTATATGGATGATCAGTCATCTTCCACCAGAATGCTTGCTGATATTTGGGGAAAATCTTTACAAGCAAACGGAGATTGGACTGGATTGAGGTGGGTTAGAAAACATGGACACGAATTACCTTATTATACAACAGATACTTTTACGGATTATATAACAGGATCGACTGATAAAATCAATTACATTACAAATGATATAAAATCTATAGCCAAATTAAATGAAAATTTTGATATGGCAGATTACATGAAATCTTTAGCGTTCATGCCTTCTTTAATAGAAAGTAATGTATTATTTGATGACTTTTTAGGTTCTATAATGGGGAAATATCCATTTAGAAATGATGATTTGGGTGTAAATGTTTATGAAAAAATTTCAAATTTT